CTTAGATTTACCTCATGTGCAGGCTGGGAAGTGGCGGGAGCGGCAAGCAATGTGGAAAAGAGGGGAGATTAACATTGCGTAGGGCGCTCATTTCATTGGCCCTTTTTCTCCCCGGCTGCGTTGGCCTCGGCGCCCGTGAATCCTCCGTAATGGCCCCTAACGGCCAAATTTACCGCATCCGGTGTCAGAGCGACGGCGTGGTGGACTACAGGGACACGGCGGTGCAGATCAAGGTGGACAATCGGGGGCCGCTTGGCACAGTGTGGGCTGTCGGCGTGGCGAGTCTTGGGAAGGTTTACGACAAGGTAAAGGGCGAGGAGGTGGCAAAATGAGCCGCTACTGTTCCTACATCATGGGGCAATGCCCCACAAACACCGTGCAAGAGTGCGCCAAACGTAACCCTGTGGAGTGCCGGAACTGTCGGCAGAAGAATGAGGCCGCGCAAAGGGAGGTGGCGAGTGATATTGACATGCGCCAAGTTATGTCTTGACAGTTACGACGACTCCGCACAGGGCTTTGTCACAGTTGGCGATCTTAGGTACGGAGTGTTCCCCACTGAGCATGGAACCATTGTTGCCATACGCGGTACGGCAAATCTTGATAACTGGCTGACTGACGCCCACGCTTTCCCGGCGAGGTCATGCGGTGGGTATTTGGCCCACAAAGGGTTTATCCGCGCATTCCGAGAACTTTGCACCGGTGGTATGCCAACCATCAGAGGCGGCAACGTGATAGCTACCGGCCACAGCCTTGGAGGCGCGGTGGCAACCCTGTTGGCAGAGCACACCGGTTGCAAACTTGTCACGTTTGGAAGCCCTAGAGTATATTGGCGGTTTGGCAGTACACCTGTATTAGACCATGTCAGGATAGTTCGCGACGACGACCCCGTGCCAATGGTGCCGAAGTTTTTGTATAGGCACCATTGTAAACCTGTATCTATACACGACAACGACTGCCACCTGTTACAAGTGAGCGACCATTTTATGTCTGCCTATGTCAAGGCCGTGGCAAACAAAACGCTTGTAGATACATGACAAAAGTGGTAAGGTGTGGCTCATGCAATTCAAAAGGGGGCTGCACAAATGGACAACACAGTTTTGACAGGTTATTGCCAGTGCGGATGCGGGCAACAAACAGGGGTGTGCACTCAGTCGTCTACAAAAGGCGGATTTAAGAGAGGCGACCACAGACGGTTTATCTCGGGGCACAATAACGGCAAAAAAGAAAAAGCCCTTGGATGGAAGGGCGGCAGGAATAAAACATCGCATGGCTACATTTGTTTGTTCATGCCTGACCACCCCCGCGCTCTTAAGTCGGGTTACGTTTATGAGCATATAGTTGTTGCGGAAAAGATTGTGGGCAGGGGGATAACACACAAAGAAGTCATACACCACATAAACGGTGTCAAGTCAGACAACCGTGTTGAAAATCTTGTGGTATGCCAGGATCAAAAAGAGCATTTTCTGATTCACCAGCGCCAACGTGCATTAGCCGAGTGCGGGGACCCTTATTTAAGGCAGTGCACGTACTGCAAAGCATGGGATAAGCCGGAAAACTTGAATAGATTGGGCGGGTCCCCTTATCACAAGGAGTGCGCACGCATAGAAAGCAAAAGGCGTTACGACGCCGGTCTTGCTGTCCGCGACCCTCAAAAGGTGCAAGCTGCGCGAATCAAGCATTACGCGGCCAACAAGGATATGATTTTGGCCAGAAAGCGCAAAAAAGCATAACCCCTCTAGCCACTTGGCACCCCCGGCGCGTTCCTCCCGTGCCGGGGCTTTTTTCTCTCTCAAGCCCGCTGTTTACTCAGTGGGCTTTTTTATTTTCACTCTCTGTAATTTTCCCGTTGACATGACTTTTAGCACCTGCTATCTTTCACCTACGTTTGACAGAAAGGGAGGTGACATAAGTGGTTTTAGCGAATCTCAAGAGTATCCGAGAGCAACGTGGCATGACACAAAAGCAACTGGCGGATGCGCTGCTCTACCATGAGCGCACCATCATCCGTTGGGAGGGTGGGGAGCCGACAACCGCCAACAATGCCAAAAGGGTAGCAGTGACATTGCGGGTCAAGGTTAAAGACTTGGTATCATAATAAAATCCAAGGAGGGATAAGTGAAAACGTACACAGTGCAGGAAATAAAAGAAATTCTTGATGTGCATGATAAGTGGTTGCATGACGAAGATGGCGGCGAGCGCGCAGACCTTCGGGGCGCAGACCTTCGGGGCGCAGACCTTCGGTGCGCATACCTTCGGGGCGCATACTTTCAGCGCGCATACCTTCAGGGCGCAGACCTTCGGGGCGCAGACCTTCGGGGCGCAGACCTTCGGTGCGCATACCTTCGGTGCGCAGACCTTCAGGGCGCAGACCTTCGGGGCGCAGACCTTCGGGGCGCAGACCTTCGGGGCGCATACCTTCGGTGCGCAGACCTTCAGGGCGCAGACCTTCGGGGCGCAGACCTTCGGGGCGCAGACCTTCGGGGCGCATACCTTCAGGGCGCATACTTTCAGCGCGCATACCTTCAGGGCGCAGACCTTCGGGGCGCATACCTTCGGTGCGCATACCTTCGGGGCGCAGACCTTCGGGGCGCAGACCTTCGGGGCGCAGACCTTCAGGGCGCAAAATACGCTGACGAAGAAATGTTGGTGAAATACTTTTGCATTGGTCCCATGGGAAGTCGTTCCGATTACCTGCAAGTGTTCATTACCGACAAGCGCGTTGAACTGAAAACCGGTTGTTTCTGTGGTAGTTTGGAACAGTTCACCGAACAGGCGAGTGAACACATCATTGCAGAGCACCGCCAGAGCTATCTTGCGGCTGTGGAGTTCATCAAGACCATGGTGGCACCCAAGGCGGCATAATTCAATGACTTGGAGGGCAACATGAGCAACAAAATGCGCAAGTACCGCAGCACCGGGTTCATGGCATGGGCGACCATTCTTTTCATCATGGCGATTGCTGTCGCATACGGGGGGCTGAAATGACCATCCGCGCCACGCTAGACGCCATAGTTGAGGAAAACTACCGCCGCATCACCGCCGAGAACGAGCGCCTACGCGCCGAGATTGCCAATTTGCACAACATCACACTTTCACAGGCGCAGGTTGACGCCGCGCTATCACAGATGGGACAAGGGGGGAGGGTATGACGGAGTTGGAGAGGACAAAGAAGGCACTGGATGTAGCGGTAGATTCGCTAACGGTTTGCACACGGCATATGCCGGAAAACTACAGCAAAGCCGCGCAACGCGATCTTGACCGCATCAACGCCATCCTGCACCCCGAACCGCAGTACGAGGAGGTGAAGGAAAAACGCTACATCGTCATTGACGCCCAAGGGACGGAGCGTTGGTACGGTGCAGGGTCTTCCCCCGGCATTGCCGAAGGTGAGCACATCGTTTGTCTTGTAGGCACCTACCGCCGCGCCATTCCGCAGCCGGTGGATAAGAGCGTGACGGTGGAGTGCGGCTGGCATGAGACGAAAGGCCCCGGCAGTTGCAGCATTATCTACCCGTATGACCCGACAGCGGCTTTAAATTTGAAACAGTTTCTGGACAAGCGCGGCACTCTCACCTTCACATGGACCGACCCGCAATGAGCGCCCACATATCCCGCGCAATGCTAGTGATCCGCCATGCTTGGCAGATGTACCGCAACCTCACCCTCCCGCGCAATGTTGCCAAAGGTGACTGGGGGGACCAAACTCCGCATGAACTATTGCGGTTGCTCATGATCGAGTACGAAGAACTCTTTGTGGCGCTGTGGGAGCTAAAAAGCGGCAAAGGAACAGCCCAAAGAGTGGCAGAAGAGGCCGCAGACCTCAGTGCATTTGCCGCCATGCTAGCCGACAACGCAAGGAGGGCCGATAATGCCTGAGAAAATGACCGTCACCGTGCGCGGCGTCCCGCTGGAGGTGGAGTTCGAAGGGACACGCGCAGAGAAGGGACACAGAAACAGCTTTGGAGCGCCCGAAGAGCCAGATTACCCCGAAGAGGTGGACATTGTGGAGGTTTACTGCGAAGGGTGGGAAATCCTGTGCTTCATGGACGATAGCACCATATCCGAGATACGCCGGTTGATACTGGCACAAAAGGGGGAGTAAATGAGCAAGGGACTGACGCTGTATGCAATGAGCAAAGAAATGATGGAGCTGATCGAAACCGACGAGGTAAGCGATGAGCTGCTGTCTGCGGCAATCGGCGACATCGAAAAGAAGGGCGAGAACGTCTGCCACTTCATCAAAAATATGGAGAGCACGGTTGACGTGTTCAAGGCCGAAGAGAAGCGCATCGCAGCGCGGCGGAAAGCCTTTGAGAACACCATCACCCGCGTCAAGCAGTACGCCAAGGAATGCATGGATCTGATGGGCGCGGAGAAGATTACCGCCGGCACGTTCACGCTCGGCATCCAGAACAACCCGCCGTCTCTTGAAATCACCGACGAAGCGGCAATCCCGAACGCTTACAAGATCGTCATTCCGGCTACCACCACGCCCGACAAAGACCGCATCAAGGCTGACCTCAAGGCCGGGATTGAAATCCCCGGCGCGGTGCTCACTGTTGGCCGCTCACTGAGGATACGTTGATGGATGAAATCTACAGCGGCATCATCACCGGCCACGAGCCTTACCTTCGCCATTGGGCGCGGATGAGGGCTATCGGGCCAGCAAGGGCGAGGGGGTTTAAGGCTATGTCGCTCGCGGGGTGGAGGAACCTATGAGCGATTACAAAAAAGTTGAAACAACTGGCGCGGTGTGGGATGCGATCATGGCGGCGCACCGCAGCCAGCTTACCGTGTTTAGCAGCTTCAGCGATCCGAGCGGGACCATGTTCGGCGGTGGGGGGCAGCGTGGCCGCATGGAAACCGCCTACGGATTCAACGATGCAGATTACCCGCTGATTGAGGCCAAAACCACATGGGATATTGACCGTATGAAGCCCTACGAGCGGGTGGACGAGCAGCACCAATACTGGCTGTGTCTGCCTCAGAAGGATGAGGACTAACCCGCCCTTGAGGGCGGCATAAGGGGGAAGGGGATGGAAATCGGTACAGGTATTTTCGCAGCAGCGGTTATTTGGGCTACCCTGCGCGTGGTTGATATAGTGCTAGGTGCAAAGGCTGTGCGCCGAGTCATTGACATGGAAGACAGGGTGCAGGAGATAGAGCGGAAGTTAGAGAAAGGGGGGATTTACTAGCACTTCCAGGCCGCTTTGACTGCCGGTGGATGAACGGCCAGGCATAGGCATAGGATAAAAAGAGAGGTGCCAGTATCGGGCCTCTTTTTTTGTGGCATAAAATAATTTCCACTTTCCTGTTGACTATGACTATGACTATGATATAAATACACCATCACTTATAGAGGGAGTCATTATGTGCCACGCCGAGCCGTACCACCTGTACAAAGACAGCATCATGACTTTGGTTAAAAAGTCTGTCCCGCAGGTTGACATGGCATGGCTTGGCAAACATGATAGCCGTATTTCCCTTTACTGGAACTGTGGCGAACCTTCCGAAACGGCAGCGGCCACTATTTCCGCTTTTGCTAAGGCTGATTTCAATCAGACTTATGTTGGCAAGGAGAAAAGCCCTTTGCAGCTTGCTACAAGGGTAGTCAAATTCTAGGGGGATTACATGAAACCACCATGCCACAACTGCAAACGATGGGAAGGCAAGTGCTGCGCTTCACAGAAAGTGTGGAACAAATGTGACAGAAGCGGGACGTACTCCCAGTTCCAACCCAAAGAGTTGTTTACCCGTGGCGAAATGGACACATGGGACGGCATCTTAGAAGGTTGGGGTAAGTGCAATTTTTCTGTTATCGGTACGTATGGCGACAACCGCGACCCCCGTATAGTAATCAACCGCGCCGAGAACTCTATCAACTGCGAGTATGCCGCTATTGACTGGCACACTGGCAAAGTAATAAAGTTTTTTGGCAACCCAAACATGGCAGTAGAATACATCGAATAGGAGGTGTAATTTGTATCTTATCAACGGGGAACATCACTCTAACCATCTGCCTGATCTTGGACCTAAAGACACATGGGAGTATTTGTGTCAAAGGCCCACATGCGGGTATCACTGGACTCCTAAAAACAGTGGAAAAACTCCTGTTGAATGCCCTGAGTGCAAGAGCCGCAAGTGGAAGGAGGGGAAGAAATGAGCATAGTGATACCAACGTGGGTACTGTGGGCAGTGGGCGGTACCATTGCAGGGGTGCTGATGCTGCTAGGGGTGGCATTCTTAGCGATATGCTGGGCAGGACGCAATATTGATTTTAGGATCAACTGGTAGGGAGGGATAATGAACGTTTACCAGAAGCTGCAAAAGTGCCGCGTGGAACTTAAAACGCTGGAGATTAAGGAGAGCGGCAATAACAAGTTTGCAGGTTACCAGTACATGGAGCTTGGCGACTTCTTGCCGCACATCGTGGACCTTTGCGACAAGCACAATCTCTGCACTATGATTTCTTTCACCAAAGACGAGGCGACGTTGACCATCGTCAATGCGGAAAAGCAGGAAGAAGTCCTTGTTTTTGCCTCTCCGATGTCAACCGCAGATTTGAAAGGTTGCCATCCTGTTCAGAACTTGGGCGCAATTCAGACCTATTTGAGAAGATACCTCTACGTTGCCGCTTTTGACATAGTGGAGCATGACGCGCTGGACAGCACACAGGGCAAAGAAGAGAAGCCGAAGCAGCAAAGGCAGCAAGAATCCGCCAAATCTGCCGCACAGGGGCAAACAAGCACCACCGGCACACAGCCGCAAGGGGGAGAGAAGAAAGCCACGGAAGGGCAGGTTAAGCTACTTAATGGCAAGATCACCAAGTCCGGCATCCCCCGCGATGATTTCAAGGCGAAGTACGCCCTTGCCCATGTGGAGGATCTGCCCATGTCGAAGGTCAACGATGCTATCAAGTGGCTTGACGAGGCGATAACGGCGGCGGCATCATGAGAGCGCCCACAAAAGCCAAGCTCCCCCGCTTCATAGCCGGCAACTGCGCCTCCTGCGCCCTCTTCCGCACGCTGCGTCACCCCGACTGCAAGGAGTGCCTGCGGCTCGGATGCTCTGCTAACCCAAAACCGATGTGGCGCGAGGCTGCAGAAGGAGAGTAGATATGCAAAAGTTTGAGGATTTGAAAGGCAAGACGCTCGTTGAGATAGTTGGCGGGGTGGGCGACGGAACTATGGTTTTCGTCACTACTGATGGGCAAAAGGCGACGCTGTATTACGAACAGGATTGATGCGCCTCATGCGATGTCGTGGACATCGTGGGCGATCTGAACGATCTGATAGGCACCCCGCTTTTGATGGCTGAGGAAGTGACTAGCGACCACGACGTAACCCCCGAAGGCGTGACCGTGCCGGAATATCAAGACAGCTTTACATGGACCTTTTACAAACTGGCAACCGTCAAGGGCTACGTCACCATTAGCTGGTACGGGGAGAGCAACGGATATTATAACGAGTCTGTGAGCTTCCGATGCGAATGACCGAGGAAGAACTAGCCGACTACCAGGCCAAGCGCGGGAAGGACACCTTCCAGCAGCTCATAGAGAGCAAGGGCTTCAATCCGACTGAGGACGTGGAGCATCTGGCGGTGGCGCGATACCTCAACCTTCTAGGCGTCCTTTGGGTCCATTGCCCGAACGAAGGAAAGCGCAGTAAGGCGGCAGGGGGGCGGCTCAAGGCAATGGGGATGAAAGCGGGTTTTCCCGACTTCCTCATACTGGACGCGCCGCCTTACAACCACACTTGCAAAGGCGTGGCAATCGAGCTAAAGCGGCAGAAGGGCGGAAAGGTTTCAGACGAGCAGCGCCAATGGCTTGACGATCTGCGGCATCGCGGTTGGATGGCTGAGGTGATGGAGGGGGCCAACGATGCTATCACGTGGCTCCGGTCACTAGGGTGGAGGATAGGGGGGCCGCTTCCCTGCGTTGCCAAGGATGATTGCCCCCGCGATGATTGTGCGGCAGGCCCGAATGTGGCTTGCCCTTACTATGAGCCAAACCAGGAGGGAGTATGACCGAGAAAGAACGCGCAGAGCAGTTAGCCGCCGCCCATTGGGGCTACGTCAAGGGGTTGTTGGCGGTCCACTGCATAGAAGGTGATTTTGCCGATATTGTCGGATTTCACTACAGAACCGCCATGGCTCACGGTTACGGCCACGGAGTTGAGGACGAGCGCAACCGCATGTTTGCTGAGATCCCCCTCCCCGGCAGCGCACGTTACGAAGAGATCCACGCGGAGCTCACGGAGGGGGAGGTGGCAAAGTTTGCAAGCTACCCCGAAGTTTGCCGGACTTGCAACCGCACCTTTTGCGGACTGTCCTATAAGCCGGACGCGGTTGATAAGTGCTCATACAGGGAGGCCTGCCCATGACCTGCCTAGACTGCGGCAAGCCCGCCCCCGCCAAGCGCAAACGTTGCGAACCCTGCCGCATTGCCGCCGAGAAAGCGTGCACCGACCGCGCAAATGCCCGACAGAGGGCCGTGAGGGAAGCGTACCGGGCAAAGAACCCCTTTCGCTGTCGCTCCGGCTGCGGTGCCATTGTCGAGGCGAAGAACATGATCTGCGCCGGCTGCAAAGGCAGCGTGAAGGCGCGGAAGAAGTACGACAAGACCAAAAAGCGGGAGTCAGAGAAAAAAAGCAAAGAGGCTTTGAGGTCGCTGCTTGAGTCTAACGAGTGCAGCATCGTACCAGAGAAGCCTAAGCCGTACAAGTACGCGAAGATCACAAAGACCGCCGAGCAGGTTGAGAAGGAGTGCAAGAAGGAAGAGCGGCGGTTGGAGAAGGTGCGGGAGAGTTTACCACCACTGCTATTGGCGGCAAGGTATGCGCCTAGCTGGATGGTGCAGCAGATGGGGGGTGCATGAGTGAGTTGGCATATCAGCAACGCAATGATGAAGGCTTACGAGAGCTCGCACTCTTTGCAGGAGCAGGTGGGTTGACAATGTGCTAGCAAATGTGGTATAAACCCTTTAAATTTAAAACAAGGGGGTTTTATGCCAGAATTTGAGTCTCGCCAAAAAATGTCAGTATCTGCAAAAAAACGTTGTACTCCCGAATGGAGAAAAGCTACGTCAGAAAAGTTCAGGACAAAGATTGATGACATGAAACTGGCAGAGTTGTACTCCAGCGGCATGACGCAAGATGAATGTGCCGCTACATTGGGTGTGTCTAGGAAAGTGGTTGCTAACGCTATGAAGAGGTTAGGAATTAAACCCAGGGTGGCGGCAAAGCGCAACCAAACTGGGCCAGATAACCACATGTGGAAAGGGTCGGCAGCTAATTTGGTTTGCAAGCACAAGCGTTTGTATAGAGCGTTTGGCCAGCCAGAAAGATGTGATGTTTGCGGCACCACAGATAGTTCCAAAACGTATGATTGGGCAAACTTGACAGGGGATTATGATAACCCCGCTGATTACAGGAGGATGTGCAGATCATGCCACGCTCAGTACGACAACAAAATAGTGAATTTGCTAGGAAGGAAGGAGGTTTAAATGAGTTGGCACTTTTCGCGGGCGCTGGTGGAGGCGTATTGGGCGGAAAACTCCTCGGATGGCGCACAGTCTGTGCCGTCGAGCAAGAGCCCTATGCCGCTAGCATACTTATGCAGCGACAGAATGACGGCATTCTCGACCCGTTCCCTGTCTGGGATGACGTTTGCACCTTTGACGGAAAGCCTTGGCGCGGATGTGTTGACGTGGTTTCTGGCGGGTTTCCCTGCCAGGATATCAGCGCCATGGGTAAAGGTGCAGGACTCGACGGAGAGCGTTCAGGGCTTTGGGGCGAAATGCAGCGGATCATTAGCGAAGTTCGACCCGCATACGTCTTCGTGGAAAATTCACCAGCGCTCACTATTCGGGGGGGAGTACGAGTCATTGCAGACCTTGCCTACCTGGGGTATGTGGGAAAATGGGGAGTTATTGGGGCCGGTGACATTGGAGCTTCGCACCAAAGGGACAGAATGTGGATTGTGGCATCCGACACCAGTAAGAATGGATTACAAGGGGGCGAACTTCAGAGGCGAAAAACAAAGGGAAAGCCAACTAAAAGAATGGCTCCATGTCCGATTTTCCCAAGGCATGAAGACGACTTATCCCCACCCTTTGTTCTTGGAGCAGGTAATGGGATGGCCGATAGGGTGGACCGAACTAAAGCCATTGGCAATGGGCAGGTTCCAGCAGTGGCTGCGCTCGCATGGAGGACGCTAACATGCAACTAACCATCCCCGCCCCCCACCACTTCGACAAGGGCCGCGTGCTCACCCCCGAGGAAAGGGAGAGCGTGAAGGTGACACCGATATTGGAGATACAGCGGCGGTGCTGCCAACGGCTCGGTGATAACAGCCGTTACCGTCCCGGCAAGAGTAGGAGATAATAAGATAGCCCTTTTGTTTTGCCACAAAGGGGCTATTTTTTTTGTTGACTTGCGCTAAAGGTGTAATGTATTCTGGAAACACTAAACAAGCAAGGAGGCCACTATTGAACGAATGTCCAAGGTGTAGAGGCGCTGGCAAAGTAAACACTGAGGCCGAAAACGGAGAACTGGGGGAGAGTTTGAAGCGACAGCGTGAAAAGCTCGGCATCTCACTAAGAGCCGTCGCCCGTCACATGTGCAAATCACCGACATACCTTTCTAGGCTAGAACATGGGCGCGAAAGGTGGAACCCAGAACTGGAAAGAGCGTACCGCGATGCAATCAGCCAGTAAAAAAGACCAGCTCTCTTTTTTTGAAGATTGCCCCGGAGCAAAAAGGTATCGGCCACTTCTTACCGTTGCCGAAAACTTTAAAGGAGTTTTAGACGTTGACACGGTAAAGGGCTGTAGCCTTGGAATGGCAGCGTATCCAGATGGGGGGTGTTACGGTGAATGTTACGCCAACAAAATTGCGTCAAGGTATGGAATTGATTTTACCACAAGCGTGTCAAGGAAACCAAGCCGCCGACATTTTGCCGACAGTTTCCAAGCTGTAAAAAGACACCCCGCCGCATGGTACAGGATCGGGACGGCTGGCGATCCCTGCCACGATTGGGACAACACTCTTTCGGTGTGTGAGGCGTTGCAAGGTACAGGCAAAACACCGGTCATTATCACTAAGCACTGGTTGCCACTTTTGGACAGCCACATAGTGCGGTTGCAAAAGCTTTCAGCGGTTGTAAATACCTCCACAAGCGGAATGGACAGCGATAGCGAAATAGCTCACCGTGTGGGGCAAATGACGCGGCTGGAATCGGCGGGGGTGCAAAGCGTGAACAGGGTTGTTACTTGTGAGTACGGGGTGTCTGATTGGGCTAGAAGCTGCCATGACAAGCAACGATATTTGCTATCGCTTGGGAAGGTAATTGACAACCCTCTAAGAGCAAGCAGCGCCAACAAGAGAGTAATAAACGGGGATATAGTCGTAACAAGAAAAGATGAATCAATAGGTGGGGGGAAGTTTGTTTCGTTACACCGGCCAAATGTTTACCTGGGCTGTTGCAAAAGCTGTCCAGACCAATGTGGCGTTAACCGATCGGCATTAAAATTACATAGCGAAAAAAGGAGAGGGGAACAAATGAGCGAAATACAGGGGATTCTATTTGGCCACGAACCGAAACACAAAGTCACCGTTCCAAGGGCCAACAAGGTAATAGCACCGCCGCATCAAAACGTAGAATACCTGTACGTCAAAAGCGTTATAGGGTCCGGTTACGAGGCAGATGTGGCGCAATTAGCTATAGAGGATAAGATAGCTTATCGTGCGGCCCGCAAAAACATGCAGATTCATTCTGCAATCATCCTCAAAATAGACGGCGAGTTTTGCGGGTTTTTCACGTTCCAAAACAACGAGGAAGTCGGGGAGTTTTGCCTGTTGCAATCGACCATAAGGCCGGACCGGTTCAACTTTGACATTTACGACAACATGGTCAAAGCGATCATAGCCCAGAATACCAAGGGCTACCCGATGATAATTACCACTGATCCGAAGAGCAAGTTTGAAACTCCCAAGCGGTTTAAAAGCCTTGGGTTCAAGACTTACCTCACCATGTCTGGGTACGAGTACATGGTGTACGGCGACGAAAAGGATGTGAGAATGAAACTTCTTGCTCACATCACCATGACAAACGTGTGGAACTCGCTTAAAGGTGATTGGTTGCGTCTCAAAAAGGAATGGAACGCACAGATTGAAGCGGCTGGGGAAAAGTACAATATTCCCAACCCTAAATTTGCTTCCCGTGAAGGGTGCTGGCAGGGGGAAAGCGGTTTTTCTAACGTGGTCCTTTCGACCCATACCGTGGAAGACGGAGAGATCAAGACCGACAAAGTGAAGTCTCACAACGGCAACGCTTCTGTGTTGGACCCCGTAGCCTGTGAGGTGATCCTCCGGTTCTTCATGCCTAAAAATGGCCGGTACGTGTACAACCCTTTTGGCGGCGGGGTACAGATGGGTTTTGTTGCCGGTGCGTATGGGTATGACTACGTTTCCAGCGAGATCAGGCAAAACCAGTGCGACACCAACAATGCTATTTGCCAGGACTTGAATAGCGCAAAATGGATCAAAAGCGACAGCTCTACTTATACCCCCGAAAACCGCCCCGATCTGGTTTTCAGTTGCCCCCCCTATTACAAGGTGGAAAAGTACATCGATTACGACGGCAAATCACCAGCTGGGGAGATTAACTCCATCGACACCTACGAGGGTTTTAGAAATACCCTTTTTGCCGGTTACAAAAAGGCCATTGAAGCCTTAAATGATAACTGCTTTTTTGTGGTGATGACCGGAGACAGCCGGGACAAAAACGGGTCGTATCATTGCCACGAATCCGAGACAGAGATATTTTTCAAGGAACAGGGCTTGTCGGTCTACAACAAAATAATCTACCTTGAATGCGAGTTTACGCGGCTTGCACAAGCTAAAAAGACGCTGAACTACCGCAAATTCCCCAAGCGTGAGCAGAAAATCATAGTTGCATACAAGGGTGATCCCACGCTTATCAAAGACCTGTTCCCACCCACCGGGAGGCTATAACCACATGACCCCCAACCAGCTAAAAGCCGCCGCCCTGCACGCCTCAGTCGCGCTCGGATCGCTAGACGCCTTGATGCAGATGGAGAAGCCCAAGTCCGCACGCTGGAACCGGCTTGACGGCATGGTGGACGCCGTAAACCGCTACATAGAGTTAATCAAGGCCGACCTCGCAGCGCAGCAGGTGTTTGATGGGCCGGTGTTCTCTGTGGAGGAGTTGCGGGCGGCATCGCTGCTAATTGACATCGTGAACGACAAAATTGAGCAACTTTACCCGTAGGAGGGAATATGAATGTGGCAGACGTGCATGAGTGGTGGGAGCTTAAGCGGACAGATATAGCCGATGATGACGCCATTAGGTGGTTATTTGAGGAGATAAAGCGGCTTGACAGTCTTTGTGATGATCAAGCCCGACAGATAAAACACCTTAAAAACCCAGAAACTGCCGGAGGGGTACTCCCTGACTGTATGATACCTGATGGTGGTGATGGTCCATGCCTTGCTTACCGTGAAATGATGCGCCAAGTAAAAGGTTTGGCTGAAGTTGCAGGAGCATGGTGCGAACAGCTTTGCGCAGAATCTAGCAAAGTTCGTGTTCTCTCACAGCGGCTCGACCTACTACATGAGAAAGCCGCCAATCCCCCTAACCCCTCATAGCTTGCAATGTCTGAGCGGGTGTGATAGTATGGGGGCACAATTTAATACAGCATTGAAAACTCACCGTGCAGGGTTGAGTGTTCACCATAAGGATTTGACTCCCACTATCGGGGGTCAGTCTGACAGCGCCCCTCTGAGACTGCACTCTTGGAGGGGCGCTGTTCTTTTTTTAGGAGCGGCAATGAGCACATATTACTCTCCCGGCTGTACTAACGAGAAGGCCCACATTTGCAACAATTGTGAAGAGGACGATGGTAGGCCAACTCTTTACTGGCAAGCGTCGGACTTCGACCTTTGCCACCAATGTTTGCTTAATTTGACAACATATCACGTTGACCCTCAGTTGAAAAACCACGAAGCAATTACCGTCCGCAGAATGGCAATTCCCGAAAGCTTACGTAATGAGATTTTTGAGCGTGATGGGAATAAATGCACCGTCTGCGGAAGCGATAACCATTTGCAGGTGGATCACGTTGTCCCTTTTTCTAGAGGTGGCAAGACAACGAAAGATAACATGCAGACGCTTTGCAAATCATGCAACCTTACAAAGAGGGCCAGATGATGCAAGAGGGATACATCAAACTTCACCGGTGTATTCTGGATAGCAGTTGGTCCCGACACCCTGACTTTGTAGCTGTATGGGTCTACTGCTTGCTGCGAGCCAACTACAACCCCGCCGACGTGGTAACAAAAGGTGGTGCCGTTGTGCATCTTGAGCCGGGGCAGTTTATTACGTCAAGGGAGCAAATCAGCGCAGGAACGGGAGTTCAAGAATCGAAGGTGGAGCGCATACTGAAATTGTTCAAAAGTGAACAGCAAATTGAACAACAGAATAAAGGGAAATTCCGTGTAATAACAATAACTAACTGGTTTAAATACCAAGCGCGTGAACAGCACAATGAACAACAAATGAACAACAAACGAACAACAGATGAACAGCAAATGAACACAAACAAGAAGGTAAAGAAGGAAGAAGAAGGTAAAGAAGAAAAGAAAGAAACGGGGGATGTAAAATTCTTTTTGCCTACACCTGAACAAGTCCAAACATACATGGATGAGATTGGGTTTAGATCAGATGGGGAACATTTTGTAGATTACTACTCAGCAAAGGGATGGATGATCGGCAAAAACAAGATGAAGGATTGGAAAGCAGCAGTCAGGACCTGGCGGAAAAACAGCACCCCTAAGCAAGAAAATAATCCACAAGAAAGGCCGGACTACATGAGGGGGGTGCAAATCTGATGGAAATTTCAGAGGTAGTAGAGTCGTTAACCTCGCAGGTTAGCACCATTGCAAAGATGCTACTTCCTGGGGGGCGTGAAGTCGGTCGCGAATGGGAAGCTGGATCGACAGGCGGCGAATCGGGCCGCAGTTTAAAGCTTTGCCTCTCAGGAGACAAAAAGGGCAAATGGGCGGACTTTGCTACAGGGGAGGGCGGAGACCTGCTCGACTTGTGGTGCGTGGTTAAAAACATGCCTCTTGCCTCAGCATTGCAGGAAGCCAAAGCATACCTTGGTGTATCTGAACCGGAATTTCTTAAAACCAAGGAGAGGAAGTTTCGCAAACCTTCCCCGAAGGGAGCGCGTAAGGTTGCCGCTGCCTCGCCGGTCATGAAATATCTTTTTGACACGCGCAAACTGTCGCCGGAAACGCTAGCAGCTTACAGGGTAGCCGAGGCCGACAAGATAGGCCCATGGGCAGGGTGGAAGCGGCAGGAACCTTGGAGCGGCCCGTGGGTTTGCTTTCCGTCATTCCATGGTACCGACTTGGTTTCGATGAAATACCTTCACTTGGAGCGCAAAGAAGGAAAGAAACAAACGCTAGTTGAGGCAGGGTGCAAGCCAATATGTTTTGGCTGGCAGGCGATAGACCCCAAATCAAGGCAGATTGTCATAGCCGAGGGCGAGATTGACGCTATGACGCTGCACCAGTATGGACACCCCGCCGTTTCGGTTCCTTTCGGAGCTGGCAAGGGCGAAAAGCAGCAGTGGGTTGATTATGATTGGGATGAGTTGGAGCGGTTTGAAACCATTTACCTTTGCATGGATAACGACAAGGAGGGACACGTTGCCGTTGAGGAATTGGTATCACGGCTAGGAGTCCACCGTTGTCGGATAGTGACCCTTCCCAAAAAGGATGCTAACGAGTGCTTGCAGTCTGGCGTTACAGAAAAGGAGATCGCCGTTTGCTTTAGGGAGGCACGGTATATCGAACCGGAGGAGCTGAAAAGAACCAGCGACTACACGCAAGCCGTAATAGACCAATTTTACCCACCAGGCGGAAAGGTGCCGGGCTTTGATATGCCATGGCCAAAGATACCCTTTCGTTTCCGCAGGGGGGAGGTTTCAATAATTACCGGATGCAACGGCCATGGTAAAAGCCTGATGTGGGGGCAAGTAATTCTTGCCGGTGCGCTGCAAGGCGAAAAGGCTTGTATTGCCTCGTTTGAAATGGCCCCGGCAACGACTCTTGCTCGCATAGTCAGGCAAGCCACAGCTCACAAGAAGCCGACTCAAAAGACCATAGATGAATCGCTAGAGTGGCTGTCTGACAAGATTTGGCTGTTTGCCCTTGTAGGGACGGGCAAAACGGATCGCTTGCTAGATGTTTTTGAATATGCGTTTAAGCGGCATGGGGTCCGCCACTTCCTGATTGATTCTCTTATGAAGCTAGGGCTGAGTGAGGACGACTACAACGGGCAAAAAGCCATAATGGAAAAGCTGTGCGATTGGGCAAACGCTACCGGGGCACATATCCACCTGATAGCTCACCCCCGCAAGGAAGATGAAAGCATACCCGCTGGGAAAATGGCTATCAAGGGGACAGGGGCATTAACCGACCTTGCCTTCAACGTGTTTTCAGTGTGGCGCAACAAAAAGAAAGAGCAAACTATGCAGTCGTACCGAAATGGGGAAGCAGTGGAATTGCCGAAAGGGAAAAAGATTGAAGATATTATGACCATGCCGGATGCAATATTGGTTTGCGATAAGAGCCGCAACGAGGAAGGAGTTGAGGGGAAGTATGGGCTTTTTTACGACTCCGATTCGCTGCAATATTTGAGTGTTCACGGTTCTCGGCCCATTGACTATTTCGGGGAATATAAGAGGTATTTTGAGCAGGACGAAGATACGGGGGGTTACTGATGGTTAAGCATGAGGTGCTAGATCAAGAGGTGTGGGAATGCTCGGATGAGGAAATCCGCCGCTTATGGCCGGAGACGCCGCCAGAGGACAGGTACAAGCTGTGGAGCAATAGCGAATATACCTCGCACATTCTAGACGACCCCGCCCAGGTGCGGGCGTGCTTGTCGCGGAAAAGGGCGCAGCCAGGGCGTTTGCAAACCAAGGAGAGCAAATGATTGCATATCACGGTACACCATGCGGGGCGACTCGACCCGATGCAGCACGTTTTCTTAGAAGCCGTCACGCGCTGGTTTCATACGCCAACCCCGAAGATATGCCGATAGTGGCTGATGCCTGTGCATCCTTCGTTTTGGACAACGGAGCTTTTACCATGTGGCGCGGCGGCAAAACCCCTGATTGGGACGCCTACCTTAAATGGGTGCAGCATTGGTCTAAACACCCCGGCTTTGATTGGTGGCTTATTCCTGACGTGATTGGCGGCACCGAAGATGAAAACCGCTGTCTCAACTTTCAGTATGGCCGTAAAGCGCCTTACGGCGTCCCGGTATATCATCTGCATGAGTCGCTAGAGTACGCCGCACAATTGGCCGAAACCTGGCCGCGTGTGGCTATAGGTTCAAGTGGTGAATGGCCGAACCCCGGCACACAATCATGGTGGAACCGGATGGGCGAAGTCATGGCGGCGATGTGTGACAGCAAGGGGCGGCCTAAATGCAAACTGCATGGGCTGCGGATGTTGGACCCGCTGATATTTTCCCGGCTCCCGTTATCGTCTGCTGACTCTTGCAACGCCACTATCAACAGTGGTTCACTGTCCCGATTTGGAATGTACGTCCCACCGACTGCAAGTCAGAGGGCCGAGGTTATCGCGGCAAGGATTGAGTCGCACAACAGCGCGGCGGTTTGGGATCAACCGCAAATGTCCCTGGCAATCTAAACGCAGCCGGGGCGTTTAAAATAATTTGCAAAAGGCGTTGACACCGGAGCGCTCCGGTGGTAATCTCCTATTAACGATGAAGCACACCAAGGGGGACGCCATGGCCCGCACAAAACTGGATAACAAATTGATAGATTCATTGATAGCTGAAAATTGCGCCCTAAAAAAAGAGTTGGCAGAACTACGAAACCCCATTCGCAGTGGCAGACAGATTGCCAGTGAACTTAAGGCATTAGGTGCATATAAACGATATGCTAGCGATGGGCTTACCGGTCGAGGCATGTACTGGAACTTGGACCACAAAGGGCAAACTTACCGGCTAACTAAAAGAGCGGGGGAAAAACTTAGTGAATCGGCTGTTCGTTTAGCCATGGAAATAAAAGGAGCAAAGGAGACCCCATGAAACACACCTGCACCGTCTGCGGCCACGTAGACGAGATAAACCCTGCCGCCGTCCTTGGTAGCATGAGCAACAAGCGGACCCCGAAGGCGAAGGCGGCGCAGTTGGCGAATTTGGAGAAGGCGAACGAGGCGAGGAAGAAGAAGGGGGAGGGGAGATGAAGTTTGAAAGCTTGAAGCCGGGGATGGTGGTTTACGACATTCGCAAACACCGCATGGGCAACACGACCATAAACACGTTGTCACTTTACGAGGTGAGGGTTTTAGAAGTCGACCACGAAAAGGGGAAAGTTACTTATTCGTGGAACGGGAACCGCTCCGTAGTCAGCAGCAGGTACGCATGTGAGCCGTGGAAGAAAAACAAGCCGCTGATTATCAGGTCCGCAATGGGCTACTGCCGATTGGCGACCAAAGAGGAAAAAGCCGCCGCTAAAACCGCAGAGGGCAACGTCAAGGGCATGAAACCACCGCAGGACGCGCAAGGATAGCCCAAACGGGCACGATCTAGCCAAAGCGCATACCGTTGGCAGGGGCGAGGGATAACAGGGCGGGAATGGGGCAAGGGGGGGGAGTGTGAAAAAGGGAAGAGTTCATCTCGCGGGGCAAGACCCGTTTTATCTGCACAGCAAGCGCAGCAGCGTATGGAGATATCTTGGATGCGCCAACCCTTACAGCGAGACTGCAATATCCGTCCACAAGGACAGTGACACGGTGACTACCGACCCCGCAAAAGTTACGTGCTGTCATTGTAGGGTGAAGATGCAGCGCGGCAAGTGACCGCCCAAGGAGGCAACATGGATTTGCAGGGGAAACTCAGAGCGCAGAAGTTGGCAAACTACGGCAACGGGATGAGCGGCGAATTTTTCAATAAGGTGGCCGATGAACTCGACCGCCTCACCCAACTCTGCGAGGAGCAGGGGAGAGAACTGGTAGATTTCAAGCAACTCTATGAGGATCGCGCTTCCGATTACAGGCAAGCCGAATCCGCCCTCACCCGCCACGCAGAAGAAAAGGCAGGGCTGGATGCGGAGCTGTCGCAGGCGAGGGAGGAGGTGACGCTGTGGAGGGGCTGCTATAACATCCAGTTTGCGCGCGCCGAAGCCGCCGAGCAGCGCGAGAGGGGGCTGAGGGAGGCGTTTGCGCTGTACGGCTGGCATTCTTCTGGTTGTGCTTGCAACATGGGCGAAGGACTAGGTAAAAAATGCTCTTGTGGTTTTGAAGCCGCCCTCGCGGCAGAGACGAAAGGGGAGGAGTAGAGATGAGACAGCCAGATATTTGGGATGTGAACACTATCTGCCTATTTGCAGGGAGCAACCGCAAGAAGATCACAACTACACTCGGCACAGAGTTATGGGTGCCGAGTAGACCAGAGCCGCACAACGCATTTTCGCCTCTGTGGCGTTTCAAACTCGCATGGCTGGTACTCACCGGGAAAGCCGACTGCTTAACATGGGAAGCAAGAGCGGCAGGAGGTGGGGAGTGAAGGTCTATTTCTACACAAAACACGGTAAATGGTTCTACTTCTCGATAGGTAAATGGTGTCCGTTTCGCTACATGCAACACGGAGGATGGGTTTGTCTTGAGTGGCCGTGGATCAAGCAATATGCACTCAAGGTAAGAGGTGGGGGATGATCAAGGATTGGCAGGTTATCGACTATGCTGGTACTGACGCTAAGGCGTTGGCGGCGCTATTTCTCGACGGATGGGAGACCGCTCCAGGTACACATGAAAGTCTAACCGATCATGATGATCTGAGCTATGTGGTGTTGGTTAAAAGAGGAGATAGCGAGAATGAGTAATTGCCTATATGGATGTGTACCAGGAGCACCGAACGACCATTGCGGTCAACACGGTTTAGCCGCGCAACTCATAACCCTCAAGGCCGACCTCGCCGCGGCGCTGGAGAGGGTGGGGGAGTCCGTCAAGCTGATTGACGAGATAGACAGGGAGTACAACCAGAAAACCAACGCCTTGATAGAACGCCACGCTGCACAACTCGACCAGCTCAAGAGGGAGAGGGACGAGGCGCAGGAAGGATGGGCAGCGGCTGAGGATCGGGCTAGCATCGAAGCAGGATGCTGCCACGAGGAGCGAACCAAGGCCAAGAAAGCCTACCGCCAAGGCTTCGAGGATTGCAGGGAGGCGATACACGACCATTTGGTTGACGTCGGCGTGCTGGTGGACATATGCCCCGCCTACGCTGAAATCCGCGCACTGACGGTGCCGGAGAGGGGGCAAGGGTGAAGACACCAAAAGAGAAATACATGAACGACCCCGAGTATCACAATCTAGTGTGTACGCTTGAATCACTCATAGAGCAAGCTAGATTTACACCATCCGAATTGCGTGAGGCTTGTATCCTCGCCTGCATAAATTATGAAATGCGCCACATTCGGGAATACCTAATTGACCCGCATGTGCTCAACGCCCTTGATACATTAGATAGGTTCACCTCACAGCGTACTCAGAGAGGCCCAATAGCATGAACGAGCCAAAACACCCATGCGGCAAATGCACCTGGGCGGGGAAATCACGGTTGGGCTTCGGCTGTGTTCTGAAACAAATGGTGGTCACTGAGAAATGTGGTGGGTACACGGAGGGATAGCATGGACGAGTTCGCATATGAAAAATGGTGGGTGACGGTCAGTGAAGAGGACAGGAAGCTTCCGCCTGAGTGCTTAGCATGTTGGCAGAGGGTCTTTCTCAGAGGGTGGTTGCAGAAAGGTTCGGAGTGAGTCATGCAACCATAGGGTATGTGGCAAGGGACCAATCATGGAAATCGGTAGATTGCCAGCGCGATCCTGCCGGCAGATTGCGGCCAGGATATACACGAAAAGCAACCATCTGTATCTGTGGACAAGTTTTTGCTTCTCCGCAAAGGATGGGGCGACATCTCAAGCGCAGTCGCTGCGGGGTAGAAGGGGAGTGACCACCGCCAAGGACCCAGCAAGAACTCCCCAGCGCACCTACGAGGATCGGCGGAAATCAGCGCAGGACGCGTGCAGAAAAGAACCGTGCCACAGCGCGGGGGATTACCCCAAGTGCGTGTGGTGCTATTGGGAGAAAAGGAGGAAGTGATAATGGCGCATGATATGGGGTTATTGGGTGACATAGGAGGCTTGCGCATATTTGTGAGTGAGCTTTGCACAGAGGCCGAAGAATACGAGGTGGTAGTGCAGCTTTCCTTCCGCCAAAGGTGGATAGAACCGCTGCTGCACGGAATAACGATGCCTTTTGAGCCGTGGGTAAAAACGCGCACCGAAACCCGCCGCAGAAATGTACCGTTAAAGAAAGTGATACAGACCCCGCAGGGTTTGCTGATGCACCCCGCCATGAAGGATGAGTTATTACGGGCGCTTTTGTGACCGCGCCCCCACAATGGAAGGTCAAGCCGTGGCGGTGCAAAGCCTATGGCCTATACGTCCGCACATTGCCGTGCGCTCTCACCGGTCACCGCGCCACTGAATGGATGGCAGTAGACCCACACCACGAAGAAAGGCCAGGGCATTCTGGCACCGGGACCAAAGCTTGCGACTCGCGGCAGATCCCAATACGGCACGATTTACACGTGCTGATGGAGTCGCCGGGGAACAGCAGGGCGGCGGTGTACGCAAGGTATGGCAAAGACCCTGAAGAGATTATCGGGCAGACGCAGGAGGAGTGGGCGAGGAGAGGAAACAGCAAAGCATGGGAAGCAGTAACCGGCTAAGGTCGGTAAACTAGTTGTCATAGGGAGGAATAAAATGGAAATGGTTATTTTGTTTTTGAAACTGTTGGCAGGGCATTTTGTGGCAGATTACCCTTTGCAGTCGGATTTCATAGCCAATGGCAAGAAGCGCCCCGGCCTGTATGGGGTGCCGTGGTATTACACCTTGTCTGGCCACGCGGCAACCCACGCCGTGGCTGTGTATCTTGTCACTGGCAGCATGGTGCCATCTCTAGTCGAGTTTGCGGCGCACTTTGTTATAGACACGCTGAAGTGTGAAAAGCTGATAGGGATACACACTGACCAGTGGCTGCACATTGGGTGCAAAGCGGCGTTTGCGCTGTTTATCACACTTGCTTAGGTGGGTGGCTATGGGCAAGGAAAGGGGGTGGGAGGATGGCGCTGTTTTGTGAGTTGTTGGCGTACGTGTGGTTTGCCTTTGGAACATGGGCGTTGTCACAGCAGACAGACGCTTTACTTTGTGCAACCGGCGTATTTCACATGGCTGTAGGTGCAATGTGGGTAGCAAAGTGGTCAGAGTTGGGGGAGTGGAGAGCCTAGGGGCCACGCGCCCCTTTTCTTTTATCTTGCATCCCTCATTAGCAAGTGGTAGACTCCGCGCCAAGCTATGGCCCCTCCTCCGTGGCTTCCTTCAGCCGGTACGGGTTAGACCGGCACCTTTAATATCAAGGGGGCAGCATGGCAGGGAAGAAAAAGGACACCACGGAAGCTGTGATAAGGCCACTCACCGATAAGGAGGAGTGGCTTTGTCGTGAGTTCGTGTCCGATGCGGGGGAGAATCAGACAAAGGCGTACATGAGGGTCTACAAGGGCTGTACGTATGAATCCGGCAGAGTGTTGGCGTCCAAAGCTTTCGCAGATGTTAACATCCGTCAAAGAATTGACGAGTTGAGGCTTGAGCGCAACAAGCGCCTTGAGATCACCGCCGACAAGGTATTGGCAGGTATTGCCAAGCTTGCCTTTTACGACTCCCGCGACTTCTTTGATGATAACGGCAAGCTGAAACCCCTTAGCGAGTTGGACCCCGACCATGCAGACGTGATTGCAGGGCTTGAAACCTTCCACAAGGTGACAGGGGACGAGTCAGACGAGGTAGCGATCACTACGAAGATCAAGCTTGCCGATAGGGGCCAGAACCTTGAGCGGCTGGGGAAATATCTTAAGCTATTTACGGATAAGATGGAACTAGGCGGGGTGGACGGCAAAGACCTTAACCTCACCGTGTCGTTTGTAAAGCCCGATGTCGGTTAACGCGCAATTTCCCGACAAGCTCTCGTTCCTTTTCGACTCTGTACGCTACAAGGTGGCAAGAGGCGGCAGGGGGTCGGGAAAAAGTTGGAGTTTTGCAAGAGCTTTGCTTATCCAGGCAGCATCGCAACCCCTCCTAGTCCTCTGCACCCGCGAGGTGCAGAAGTCGATAAAAGATTCCGTTCACAAGCTACTTAGCGACCAGATACAGGCGCTGGGCCTTGGTAGTTTCTACACTGTCCTCGAAACAGAAATAAGGGGCCGCAACGGCTCAAAGTTCATCTTTGCCGGTCTTTCTCAGCAGACGGTGGAGAGCATCAAGTCTCTAGAGGGCTGCGACCGCGTATGGTGTGAAGAAGCCCAAGCGATCACTAAGCGGTCATGGGATGTGCTGATACCGACTATCCGCAAAGACGGCTCAGAGATATGGATCAGTTACAACCCCGAGTTAGAGACGGACGAAACGCACCAGCGGTTCACGGTGAACCCGCCCGAAGATTGCGTTTCGGTGTTGGTGAATTACCTTGACAATCCATGGTTCCCCGAAGTGCTGGAGAAGGAGCGCAAGCGGTGTCAGGAGAAAGACCCGATAGCCTACCCGAACATATGGGAGGGGAAGTGCAAGCCGGCAGTTGAGGGCGCGATCTACTACAACGAGGTGGCAAAGGCTGAGTTGAACGGCCAAATTTGCAATGTGCCATATGACCCACTTCTAAAGGTGCATGTGGTGTTCGACCTTGGGTGGAACGACAGCATGAGCATTAGCCTTGTGCAAAAGATACGTTCAGAGGTCCGCGTCATTGAGTACATTGAGGACAGCCACAGGACGCTTGACGATTACTCCGCAGACTTGAAGCTGAAGCGGTACAACTGGGGCAAGGTGTGGTTGCCTCATGACGGGTTTAGCCGGGATTTCAAAAGCGGTAAGAGTTCCGAAGAGATCCTTAAAAAGCTAGGGTGGGACGTGGCAAGCCGTGAGCTTATCGTGGAAATGGGGCTGGAAGAGGGCATAAAGGCAACGCGCACCACTTTCGGCCAGGTCTACTTTGACAAGAACAAGACCACACGCCTTATCGAGTGCTTGAAGCGTTACCGTCGCGCTATCAACCAGACAACAAGGGAAGCAGGCGCACCGTTACATGATGAGTTTTCGCATGGTGCTGATAATTTTCGATATATCTGCATAAACGCAGAGAAGATGACCAACGACACCGTAGATCATAAGCCATTGCCCCTTCCCCGGCTCGGCTGCGTATAGGAGATCTCATGGACGTTTCAAAGCTCAACAAGGACGACATCACCACCAAGTGCATCGGCTACTTACGGGACTACAGTGCGGATATGTCCGAACTCCAAACGGCAAGGGAACGGGCGCTTAAATCCTATATGTCGCAGCCATACGGCAACGAGGTAGAAGGACGCTCCCAGGTGGTTATGTCGGACGTGTTCAACACTGTTGAGTCGCTGATGCCGTCGCTGATGCGGATATTCGCAGGGTCTGCCGATGTTGTCCAGGTTGAGGGGCAAGGCGAGGGAGACGACCAGAAGGCGCAGCTCATGGGGGAGTTGCTGAACTACCAGAGCCGCAAATGCTTCAACTCCTTTACCGTGTTCCACGATTGGTTTAAAGACGCGCTCATGTATAAGCTTGGCGTGGTCAAATACTACTGGCAGAAGGAAACCACCTACAAGGCGAAGGAGTACAAAGGGCTGACACCGGAAGAGCACGCCGCGCTGTCTGCATCCGAAGAGTTTGAGGTGGACAAGGCAGAAGGCGATGACGTTACCGGCTACAACGTCAAAGGCAAGGTGAAGACCACCACAAGTAAGCCGATGGTGGAGGTGTTGCCACCCGAAGAGTTCATTTTTGACGTGAGGGCCAAAGACCTCAAAGACTCCTTCTGCGCTCATAAGAAAAAGGTCCACCGCCAGACGCTCAAAAAATACGGTGTCAAAAGCGCGGATGTGGCCGATACCATCACCGAAATGAGCGGCGAAAACTTGGAGAACGAGCGTTTCCGCGACCTTGGTGGCAAGAACTTCCTTGTTGACGAGGACGACGAGAACTTTGTCTACATCTACGAGTGCTATTACAACGAGTACGAGGACGGCGAACCTGTACCAGTCAAGGCTGTTGTGATGGGCAATAAGGTCATTGACCTTGAGGAAAACAAATACGGCAAGCCGCCCTTCCGTGAACTGTCGGCGATTCGCTTGACTCACCGCGTAGTCGGTCGATCCTTTGCCGACTTGGTGGAAGAGATTCAAAAGCTCAAGACGGCCCTTGTACGGTATATTCTCGATAACATCTATTACCAGAACAATGCGCAGCGGGTAGTCAACCCGTACAAGATCAACATTGACGACCTGTTTACACAAAACGTGCCGGGAGGGACGGTCAGGACGCTGGACATAAACACCCCCGTTGGCGATGCAATCATGAACGTGCCGACAGCCCCCCTTCCCCCGCAGGTTTTCGGGTTTCTCGATTACGCGGACGGCTCCATACTGGAGAACCGCACCGGAGTCACGCGGTACAACCAGGGGCTTGACTCCGATAGCCTGAACAAGACCGCCACGGGCATCAGCCAGATCATGTCGGCATCGCAGCAACGCATCGAGTTGATAGCGCGGCTGTTTGCTGAAACCGGCGTTAAGGGGCTATACGAAGACTTGGTACATATGAACCTGGACTTCTTCGATATGGCGACTTCCATCAAGATCAACGAGGAATGGCAGACCATAAACCCCGAAGACATCGACGGGCGGTATGACATCAACATTGACGTGGGCATAGGCACCGGCACCAAGGAAATGATTGTCCAGCAGCTCATGACCATGCTGCAACTGTACCTCAACGGGCTGATTCAGGTGGGCGTGGTCACACCGGAAAATGTGTCCGAGATGGTCAAGGCTATATGGGAAAACATGGGCTTCAAAAATGCTTCTAAGTTCGTGCAGAGCGGCAAGGAGGGTGAAGACCCCAATGCACCGCCGCAACAGCCGCAGGAAGATCCCATGCAAGCAATGCAAGCGCAAATGCAAATGATTGCTGCCCAGTTAGAAATGCAGAAAAAACAGGCCGAGATAAACAAGATAGAAACCGCTGCCATACTCGATCTTGCAAAAGCCGAAGCCGCAGAAATGGGGCAGCAGTTGGCAGAATACAAAGCAACGTTCGATATGTTGAACGCGGCACAGCAGACAGAGCAACAGCCTATGGCGCAGGAGGGTATGTAATGGGGCTGACAGACATATTTAAGCGCAAGCAACAGTGTATCAAGGAGATAGAGCTATCAGCGGAGGCCAAGGTGATACTTGATTCCCCCCTGGTGCAGGACTTCTTTGCCAAGGCAGAGGCCGCAGCTTATGAGAGGTGGAGAGCTACACCGGACGAGGCGGTAGACGTGAGAGAGCGTCTGTACGCATTAGACGGGATGCTCCGCAACTTTAAGCAGTATTTCATCGGATTCATTGCCAACGGGCAGTTTGCAGAGCGGCAGCTTGAGGAAATTATCAAGGGTGAAGAGTTGCAAAGCAAAAAGCATTGACATAAGGCGCTAATGAGTGTAATTGATGCACTCAACAGATTCCTTTTTTTACACAGTGATGCCGACTAACGGGCAATGGTGATGCCGACCCACGGGCAAGGAGACAGAGATGGAAGACGAGTATGTAGAAGAGTTGGACGCGGAGCAGGAAGAGGCTGAAACACCCGAACAGGAACAGCCGGAGACAGAGGCAGAAGAGGCTGAGGTTGACGCGGAGCAGGAAGAGGCCGAGACAACCAGCAAAAACCCTGTCATTCCCCGCAAGGCGTACCAGGCAGAGAAAGAGAAGCGCCAAGGGCTTGAAAAGCGTTTACAGGAGATGGAGCAACAGCTTGCGGCAACAAAAAACGCCCCCATCTCGCAGAAGCAACCGGAAACCATCGAGGAACTGTTTGACGTTAACCCTGATGCCGCTCTTTCCCACATCGACCAGCAAATAAGGGCGGCAAAGGACGCTTACGACGTTGACGCCGAGCAGCGGTACAAAGACCTCAAGGTGGATCTGGTGGCAAGGGGGCTTAGAAGCCAGCACCAGCGGCAGAGCCAAGAAACGCTCACCTCAAAGATCAACAGCGAGATTTACAAGTCAATCCCCGACTTTGACACCAAGAAAACCGCGCTTGTCGCGCTTGCCGTCGAATACGGGTTGACCGAACAGGAAGCCGCCCAGGTGATGGACCCCACTGTAGTGGGCGACACCGCCGCCCGCATGGCAAAAATGCTAAACAAGGTACACGCGGTTGTCAACGCAGGGAAGACCGCTAAAACCAAAGAGGTGAAGCAGCCGAACCGAACTGAACCGGCTGGGGCAGGGGGGTTT